TTTGTACAGACGCATGTTCTGTTCTGGACCTTTGATCTGCTTGTTATACTTCTTAGTGTACTTGGTAATGTTGTTAGCACGTTTGGGCATACCTTTCTTCCAAGGCTCCAACGACCTAAACATTTCCTTAAAGTCTTTAATCTTATCAATAACAAACTTCTCTTCTTCTCCGTTGAGTGCATCAGTTAAGCACTCCTCAAGAAAGTCTTGTATGAACTCAGGAGTATCACTTCGCTTGATATCCATGCCCATTACTTTTAGTTTGCCACCTTCTGGTTGCCAACCTTCAATGTCTAAACACATAATAGCATAACGCTTCTTAGTGATAAACACACCTGACCTACCAACTACTTCCCTACCAGCTTTAATAATAGCACCGCGGTCTCTAGTAACACCAAAGTCTCTCATCATAAACTCAGGGAATGTATCTGATACCTTGTCACTGATCTGGTCATACAGTTTAACTGCTCCTTCCATATCTAGCTCCATACCTTCTGGTAAGGCAGGTGTTGCACTAAAGTATATCGAGTCAGTGTCACCATAGATAATTGTTTCGCCTGTATGATCATACTTTCCTGTGAGCATTTTATTAACCTCTGCTCCCATGTGGCGTGTGATCCGCCTGCCCGTTAATGTAGTACTTTGTCCGATACGTTTATCAAAGAATCTACAACCAGGATTAAGAATAGCACCATACAAACTGTTCAAGTTAATCTTCTTAACTAACTGTCGCTTGTCAAAGAATGCAATCTCTTCTTTGCCTACTGCTTCTTTCTTCTTAGCCTGTAGCACTTGTCGTTCAGCATACCAACGCTCTAGTAATCCAGGCACAATGCCCTGCACATCTGTTTTAAACAGTGTACCGTTAGCACTAATGCTCCATGGCTGACCACTATCAAACACCAGTGTGTAAACATCAGCACCAGTAACCTCTACTGTGTTGCCGTCCTCCATGTCCAGTGTCATTACTTTGTCTACGTCTTTGGACATCACTAGTTCATATTCGTTAGTACCAAACTTGCCTAACCATGCATCAGCAAAGGAAGTCTTGTCTAGTTTCATTTTGCTGGCAATCTCATCATCAGTGTAGTCCAGTCTTATCTGTCCTACAATAGTTTCGTTAGCCATATTCAATGCACGGAACACACTAGGGTACAAGGAGTTAATATCCATACTGCCTACCCACTCGTGGAATCCTTTTTGTGGGAATGCCACGTGGGCACCAGCCGCCTGAGTGTTCTCTTTGTCTCTACCTTGTCTAGGTCTATCTGGAACTACCATGCCACGTCTGTGTGCTTCGTTAATGATTGCTTGTTCAGTAGTTGCCACAGCACCCATTGTAGTAAACAGTAGTACAGTGTTGTCATGTGCAATAGTATTAGCAAGGTCAATGAACTGTAACTTCTTATCCATGTTTGCAATCAACATAACGTCTTGTATGTTGTACTCCAAGAACTTAGCAAAGTCGTGATTGTAAAGTCTATCAAGTGATCCTTCGTATGCTACCTTCTTCTCACCTAGCTCTACTTCACCGATGAAGTCTAGTCTATAACTGTGTCGTTCCTCATAGTTAAACTTTCTATACAGTTGCATATAATCCAAATGTACACGACCAATAAGGTCATAACTTTGTCGCTCACTGCCGAAGTTATCATATGTTCTTGGCTTTGGGAATTGATCCCACAAACACATCTTACGAGTTTCTGCTTTACCTAGCACTTTAATGATTCTATTAACAGTGTAAGGAATATCATAGCCCTCACTGTTCCAGCCACTAATGATGTCTGCATCATCTATTAACTGTAAGAACACCTTGAGCATCTCTGCCTCATCTTTAAACAGAATCACTTCAGGCATGTGCTTTGCCATGCTTTCTGCTTGTTCCATGTTAAGTGTCTTAGGCGGAACTGCTAGACACACCATTGCGTCCATCCAATCCATGTACACACCGATAGCCGTGATAGGCATGAAGGCATCCTCTGGACTACTAAAACCTCTAGTAGGATCAAAGTCTACTTCAATATCGTAGAATGCTGTGTGTAGTTTAGGTTGCTCAACGCCTTCGTAATGTTTAGCAAGAGTTTTGTTTAGTGGCTTAATGTCAGACTCGAACAATCCATGCTGTCTATTAATAGCACAGTTCTTCTTAAAGTCTTTGTTGTTAGCACACTTAACCTCAGTTAGTGAATCACCGTACACACTTCTTGAAGTGCCTTTCGGGTCACTGTAATAGAAATTGTAAATAGGTTTGTGTGTGACTAAAACCCGTTTACTACCAACTCGCTCGGAGACATGAAGTATGTCTCGAGTACGGTCGTGCCATGCATCAACGTAACTCATTAACTGTCCTTCTTATAATTGATCTTTACCAACAGCGGCTAGGATAGTTTCAAGCTCATCGAACTTATCACTTTCTACACCGAAGCTAGCCTTGTGTGCTACCTTGATTGCTTTGTTTAGAATACCGGGTTTGATATCCATTTCTTCAGCGATTGCTTTAACAGTTTCTCTTAAACCTACTGTTAATGCGTCTACTTCATATAGTACTTGGTCGCCTTCTTGGATTACTCTTTTAAGTCTTGCAATTTCTTCTGAGTTGAATGTCTTATTAAATGCCATGATGTCCTCTGTGTCTGTGAAAAATATTTATGTACAAGCATGTATTATACATGCTTATTTAGGCAATGTCAATGATAAATACAACATAAGACACACTTTGTAGGAGAACACATGTCAGAAGTCGAAAAGAAGATTATACAGATCGAGTTAGAAGTAGATACAAAACAGGTTGATAGTAGCCAGAACCCATGGCAGAGATGGATTTGGCTTGCACAGACAGTTGATGCTTGGAGAATATTCCCTAGGGCATTCCTTAGTGTATACATATTTTTGTTATATTACTCGGTGATGTGGTTCATGGAACTAGAAAACCCAAGCCTAGAGCAGTCAGGTTTGATAAGTATTATTGTTGGTGCTGGAGCGGCATGGTTTGGATTGTACGCTGGCACAAGTAAAAATAAGGAATAACATGTTTGTAAAACACTTTGTAAGATTTAATACTAGAGAAGAATTAGACGATTACGATGTTATCGAGTTCTTCGATATCGTGCAGAGTGTTGTTCCTGCTAAACTTGTCACAGGATTAGACGTTGAAAACTCGGAGCGAGTTGAAGTTGACGTACTCATTTACGAAGAAGAAGATGAGGATGGTCCTATCTTTATACATGAAATTATATTAGAAGAAGAGATTACCGAAGAAGAAGGTAACCGTATTTCTGATGCACTTATAGAAGAATTTCCAGATCAAGACCCGTTTACGTTCGAAGCATCAATAGAAGTATAATGGCTAGAGACAAGAACGGCATACCCTTTCACCCAGTTGAATACAACCCAGACTACCCTCGCATCAAGTGTAACGTATGTGGACTAATGAATAGTTGCACACATGGACTTACTGATGCTGTGTCTTGGTTCCCCAGGCTACCCGTACTGTTAGAGAATGGTATGATAGAAAGCATAGATGACTTTGTACTACATGAGTGGACCGAATGGAGTCTACAACGTATAGTTGATGCACAAATCAAAGACCACAAGTTAATTATAGATAACTTCTTACACCCAGAGCTATTGTTAAACTGCCTAGCCAGTTGGCCCCAAGAGATGTATCCAATTGAGGTACCAGGTCGAACTCAGCAAGACATAGAACATAATGATGTGTATCAGTTCTTGTTTGACAAAGTGATCAACGATGAGTATGTCAAGTGTGCTATTGCAGACAAGTTTGCATTAGAGTGCGACTACGAAGCAAGTGCATGGCTTTGGGAAGACACTGAACAGTTTACTATTAATGATGTGCATGTTGACTACGACAAGTTTAACATCACATTCGGATTATATTTGCCGTTAGATGATAGCATCAAAGAGTACGGCACACAGTTTTGGAAGCCTAACGAAATACCTGCAGATTTAGATACAAGTTTAATCAGAGAAAACTGTACTCTAATCGACCAAGTACCGTTCGTAGCAAACACAATGTACTTTATGCCTAGGACAATACACGCTTGGCATAGCAGTCCAATCATAGACAAACCAATGACGAGAAGACATGTTTACGGATATTATAAATCAATTTAATCACATAGAACAGCGTATCAAGGATACCGAAGTAATAATGGAGCCATGGCCTCATATGTTTATACCGGAGTTCTTTACGTCTGACTTCTATAGAACTGTACAAGAGTTTGAGCAACATCCAGAACTAGAAATAGATGCTAATAACAATGGCAGAAAGCAGTATGCTTACAACAAATACAACAAAGACTACGAAGCATTTACTGTTAAGTTGTTTGACTTGTTTGCTGAAAAGTTTGATTATGCAACCAACGTATCAGTGCCAGCAACTACGAACTTCTGGGCAGATGATTCAGAATTGGTTATTACTGACATACATGTAGATGCATTCCATGATACACCATTTACTATTAGCGGACAGATATACTTGCCAGATGATTTAACCCAAAGACATTATGGCACTGGACTGTATACTTACGAAGGTGATAACTTACAACAAGATGCTATACAAGACGAAGGTACTGCCCATCCGCATTCTGCTACTAACGAAGATAACTTTAAACTGTTTGGTCGTGTACCGTTCTATCCAAACTGTATGCTAGTCACAACTAATCATCCACATAGTTGGCATGCCGCACCTAAGATTGATAAGGGTGATGTTAGAAAAAGTTTAATGCTTCGCTGGAAGGTTTAACTAGCAATAGCTCTGTCAGTCATTCTACGCCAATTAGTTCCATCAAAGAAACACATTACCGCACCGCCAGTCTCATTAGGTACAAACACCATTGCTCCTGCAGGAGAACTGCTAGGTAACGTTGTCACGTTATAACTTGGGAACACTGGTAAGCCATTGTCCTCAACTAAGAACCCTTGGTCAACCTGTGCATCTGTGGCTGAAGTAATGCTACCTAAGTCACTGCCGTAGTCTGCTGTAGTAATAATTGCATCGTAGTTTGTGAACGTACTGAATGCTATGCTCTTTGTTTCGCCTACTGTTACTGTATCATCAGCAAAAGTAAATCCAGCATCAGCACCTAAACTACCGCTGTTGTTGAACTGTACCTGTGTTGTACTACCTGCTACTGAACCGCCTGCGGATGTGAAAGAAATAACACCTGTACTTGAATTGTATGCTAGTTGTCCTGACGCATCAGTTACACTAACAGCCAGTCTTGCTCTTGGGTTAGTGTAGAATAAGTTGGATGACCCTTCTGTTAAATTGTCACTGTCAAAGTTTGCAATACTACTAACTGTACCTGTAACGGCACCAGTTACATTACCAGTTAAGTTACCTACTATGGCTGTACTAAATGTCTTAGCACCTGCTATAGTTTCAGTGCCTGTTGTGTGAACAATACTAGATGCGTTAGCAATCTCTGTGCCAATCATATCTGTGATTCTACCAGTAGTAGCAAATGTACTATCGTTATCATCCCAAACATCATTAGTGGCATTGTATGCCGATAGAGCAAAGTCGCTAACTGCTAGGTCAGGCATAGTGTATGAGAAGAAGCCTGATGTACTATTGTATGCAATGTCTCCACCGCTACTAAATAATCCTCTGATCTCAGCACTGTCTGCCGTTATAGCACCTGTTGAGCTATTATAGTTTACACCACTGCTACCACTAACACTCGCTCTGGCTCTTGCATCTGTGTAATACTGATTGGAGCCTTCTGTAATACTGCTTGTACTTAAACCGATAACGTTAGCACCTGTGGTTACTAAGTTACCGCTTACTGTTACATTGTTTGGTACGCCGTTTGGTCTAATTGATCCAACCACGTTACCATCTAGGTCACCTGTAAACGATCCTGCTACTAATGTTTCTGCACCAAATGTCCACTCACCTTCGCTCTCGTCCCATGTGAATGTAACATTAGTCTCATCGCCTCTATTAACTTCGAAGCCTGCATCGACTATGTTGTCGGCGCCTGTGAATCCACTGTTAAGAACAAGTATGTTGTCTTCAATGTTTAATGTTGCTGTATTAATTGTGGTAGTTGTACCACTAACTGTTAAGTTTCCAGTAATAGTTGCATCGCCATCAATACTAATGCTGTCCGATGTAATGTCATTACTCAGTAAGTTTCCACTCACTGTTAAGTTGTTTGACACTGTCATGTCCACCGGTGCTATAACAGATGCTGTAGTTAATACTTCGCTCCAAGTAACTGTTTGGCTACCGCCGGTCATATTAAATAGTCTTAAGTTAGAACCGTCACTGATCCATAACTTCGAGCCTGCTGGATTGATTGTAAAAGTATATATACCAGATGCTTCAGTAAAATCTAAGGTGGATGAGTAACTAGCTGTAGATACATCATGTGCCGTAGATAAGGTGTAGATATATATGTTTGAGTCACCGCCTGCCGCCAGATACATCTTTGTACCATCGTCATTGAATTCGATATGCCTACATACACTAGTAAATTGAGATGCGTGACTCATGTTCTTACTTGCATAAGACAAGTCAGTATAAACATTAGGAGTATCGTTATAATCAGCTAATGTGTATTGACGAATAGTATTATCTTGTGTACCACTAGTAACACTGACGTATAGTTTATCACCAGTCCTATTTCTTTTTATAGCCGCCGTTCCACCTACACCAGATTCTGCACCAAAGTTATATGTTTGGTTAGAAGATCCCATTGTGGTTACATCAAATGCAGTGGTCAGAGTTTTTCCGTATATATGGTTGTCTTTCATAACCCAAACTGCTTTGCCGTCGACACTCATCTCTATACCTGAACCTGTTCCATCAAGGAAAGAAGTAGTGGATTCGTTGGTGTCGATCGTTCTAGTGTTCCAGTCGTATGCTGTAGATAAACTGTATTGTTGGAGTGTGCCGCCGCCAGCTGTATAGCCTTTAGATCCGTCACTGTTATACATGAGACTGTCTACAAAGGACAATGTCGAATTACTAACAAACCTTTCGGAGTCAAAGTTAAACCCTGATGTACTATCTACTAGTAGAGCTATTTTAGTCTTTAAATTAGTTTTATCTAACCAGACATCGCCTGTGCTGACGTCTGCGACTGTGGGTGTTGATACACCGCCAAAGATTTTACCGCCACGTTTTCCTATCTGGTAGGTTGCATTGGTGGTACCTTTGGCATTCATGAAAACTGCCATTTATATTATACTCCGATTCAGTTTATTAACTGTCTAGACTATTAGAGTCTAGTTCAAAAGTTATAATACTATTTATCTTCTGCACAACATAAATTGATAATAATACTACTTACTAGCAATAGTAACTTTTTCATTTCTCTCCTTTACTAAGGCTTTGTAGCCGTCATCGTCCAGGTGTGTTATAGCAAGCCAGGCGTGAGTCATTTCATCTCCTGTTCTACTACCACCCATTACCCACATATCAGGGTCTGGATTGTTTGGATTGTTTGCAGTATTATCGTACCACTGCTTCAATACAATAACTGCTCCTGCTGGTAAAAGTGGTGCTACATCTGGGTCATATAAATGACTGTGGTGCCATACAGCACTCCAATTGCTTACTTGGCTAATCTGTTCTGTGCGTCCGGTCTCTGGATAGAATATTTCTAAACTCGCGGCGTTCATACGCAAGTGTCCATGTGGTTGGAAACTATCTAGTCTAACTGGATGGTCAAAACTGTGGAACCCTTGTGTCATGTAGTAACCATTCGGTGGAATAGTTATATCGTCCTGATCTCCTAGGCGATACAAAGCTAAGTCTTGTTTGTATTTCAGTTCTTGGCTTTCCTCTTCGGTGTATAACCAAAGACCAATCTCTACCACGTTGTCTTTGATAACTGATCCTGGTGCCATTGCTCCAAGTCCACCGGGGAACATATGAATATCCCATGCGACTTCTGCGTTTGCCGGTATAGTTCTGCATACTCCTTCGGGCACGATCTCTCCCCACTTTCCCATAGCATACTCAGTTAACATACCTTCTCTGCCTCCCTCAGTTATAATACTGCTGTTAGCATGATGTACTACTGACTTGGCATTGCCACGTGGTTTAACTTGTACTGCTTTAATGCAACGGTCTTCAGATAGTCCTGTTGGAACATTGTGCTTATGCCACAAGTCGTTGCCACTTGCTGGAATGTCTATTGCAACACTGGCAATGATTGCATCTGGTGCTCCAAACTCTGCTTCAAAGTTCCATGCTTCTGGATCTCTTAGGTTTGCTGGCTGTACAATCGTATCTGCATCGCCGTATAATGATCCAGAGTCTACCCACTCTACGATAGTGTCTATATCTTGTTGAGACAAACGCCAGTCGCCTTGTAAGTCCTGTATTCCAATGCCATGATCGTATGCATATGGTGGCATTTCTCTCTTCATTACTTTGAGTGAAATTAGTGGTGCCCATGGTCTAACTTGTTCATAAGTTTCAAAACTCATTGGTCCTATGCCTCCTG